CAACCTTTAGATTTAATACAAACCTTAATAGAAGTTTCAATAACGCAAACAACAATACAAAAGGCTCTCAGAATGTAACAGAAACAGGAACTAACAATACTCTTATAATGGGAGAGAGTAATACTGTTAAAGGATTCTCAAGAAATAACATTATAATAGGAAGTAATAATGAGATAGCTAACGGAGTAAACAATGCTAACGTCTTTGGTACTTTAGGAGAGGTTACAGCGTCTAACTCTATTGTCTTAGGAGGTAACGCACCAACTGATAATTTAGGGGAACGTCAGTCTATTGAATTACTATATGGTAAACAAACTACAAACGGAAATACAACTGCAAGTAACTTAAATAACTTATCAGCTAATTACCTTGCAATTCCTGATAATACTGCTATGTACTTTCACGCTGATTGTCTAGCCGTAAGAGTTGGTGGTACAGGAGCAGGAACTATTGGGGACTATGCTAGTTTTGTACAAAGAGGTGTAGTGATAAATAAGTCAGGAGTATTATCTGTAAATAGTGAGCGCGACCCTATAAAAAGTTCAGGAACAGTTACTACTTGGAGAACGACAGGAAATATAACAGGAACTAACTTTTATATAGGAGTAAGAGGTGCAACAGATGTAACAATAGAATGGGCTTGTAACATTAGATTCACACAAATTAAAACAGGAGTAACTTTATAAAATAAAATTATGGCAAAGGAAATACTAGAATTAGAAGTTAAGTCCAATATAGGGGATGTATCTAAAGACACGAACTCTTTAACTAAAGAATCTAATAAAGCTTCAACAGGAGTAGCAGGTATTGGAACAGCATTTGCTTATGTAGGGAGAGCTATTAAGGCAGCAGGAATAGGTTTAGTAGTAGCTTTGATGGCAAAGTTAATGCAAGTCTTTAGTCAAAACCAAAGAGTATTAGATTTCTTTAATACATCTATGACTACTATGAGTATTGCCTTTAATGACTTATTTAGTTACTTAGATGATAACTATGAAGTTATAAAAGGTTACTTAAAAGGATTATTTACAGACCCTTTAGGAGAGATGGCAAAGCTAGGTTTAGGTATTGAGAAATTCTTTATAGATAAAATGAAGGGTTTATCCTTAGTATTAAAAGGGGCTGCTAAAATGATGGCTAATCTTAGTAATCCTAAGAAGATGTTAGAAGGATTTGCTCTAATCGCAGGAGGTGTGGCAGCAGCAGGAAGAGAAATAGCAGATATATATAATGATATAGAAAGTTCCGTTAGTGGATATGTAAGTAGCGTAGTAGAACAGGCTAAAGGACTTACAGCCGTAACTAATGCTGCACGTTTAGCAGAAGTACAATTTTCAGCTTTGAATGCTCAATACTTAAAAGAAGCAGAACTTCAAAGACAAATAAGAGATGATGTATCTAAGACTTTTGCAGAACGAATAGAAGCTAATAATAAGTTAAGTGATATATTATCTGAGCAGTCTAAAGCACAAAAAGAACAAGTACAAATACAAGTAGATGCAGCACAAGCTCAGTTTAATATAAATCAAAGTATTGAAAATAGAATAGCATTAGGTCAAGCAAACAACGCTATGCTAGAACTTGAAGAAACTATTAATGGACAAATATCCGAGCAACTAACTAATCGAACAGGACTAGAAGAAGAATTAAGACAAGGTAGAGAACAATCTTTAGCAGAGGGTACTTCAGGACTAGAAAGAGAATTAGAAGAACTTAGATTAGCTTATGAAGAAAAGAAAAGACTAGCTGTAAAGTCAGGAGTAGATACTACAGCTATTACAAAGCAATATAACAAAGAACAGTCTTTATTAGTACAAGAGAATATGAATGCTCAGTTAGAAGCGTTCTCAGGACTTGCAGGAGCTTTAAGTGCATTAGCAGGGGATAACAAAGCATTAGCAGTAGCGTCAGCAGTTATTGATACTTACGTAGGTGCGAATAAAGCATTTGCTCAAGGTGGTACTTTAGGATTTGTAACAGGAGCAGCCGTTATTGCAGCAGGTTTAAATAATGTTAGAACTATTATGGCAACAGATGTTCCAAGCTCAGGAGGAGGAGGAGGTTCAGTTGCAGCACCAAGTACACCTGCACCACAAATGATGTCAGGAGCTTTTGAACTTACAGGAGGAGTAGCACCTGAAGCAACTAAAGCGTTTGTTGTTACTGATGAAATGACAAACAGTCAAAATCAATTAGCAAATATAAGAAGAAGAGCTACAATCTAAAATCAAATAAATAATTAATTAATCTATTATATATAAAAGAATAAACTATGCCTTGCGAAAAATGTTTAAACGGAAAATTTAAATGGGGAGAATCAGGAGAATGTAAATATGATTCTATTTCTGAATGTGAAGAAGATAACAAAGACAATTACGAAAAGACTACAGCAATAGTTGAACTGGTTATCGATGAATCAAATGAATCTTTAGCTATTGATGCTATAAGTCTTGTGTCAGCTCCTGCCATAGAAGAAAATATGGTCTATATGAGTAAGGCTAAAAACAACTTAACTCTAGCTAAGATAGACACAGAAAAACAGGAAATAATCAGTCCTGCACTTATACCTCTAAAGTCTATCTATAGATATGATGCTGATACTGATTCTGACTACTATGTTTACTTCAGTAAAGATACAGTTAAAAAATGTGCTTATAGTTACTTAAAAAATAACAATCATCATAAAGCTACCTACCAACATCAAGACAGAGTTTCAGGAGTTTTAACAGTGGAGTCTTGGATTATAGAAGACCCTAAATTAGATAAGTCTAGTCTTTATGGTTATAATTTGCCCAAAGGGACTTGGATGGTCAAAATGTCCATAACCAATTCTGATTTATGGGAAAAGGTGAAATCAGGTGATATTAAAGGTCTTTCAATAGAAGGATTTTTCACTTCAAAGTATGAGGCTATGCAAAAATCAGAACCAACTAACGAAGAAATACTAAAAGCACTAAACGAAATAATCACAAAATCAAACAAGTAACTAATCTTTCTATTATATATAGAACTTAAAACAAAACTATGGATTTAAAAAATCAAATATTGGTAGCACTTGGTCTTGATAAAGGCGAAGAAGTAATGATGGCTTGGCAAGGCAAGAGCGATGATGGAACACTTTTTGTAAGTACAGCAGAAGAATTAGAAGAAGGAGCAGATTTTTCAGTTCTTACTGAAGATGGAACGACAATACTTGCTCCCATCGGTACTTATCGTTTGGATTCAGGTGTTTCTGTAAGAATTGAAGAAGAAGGTGTAATTGGTGAAATAATCCAAAGCGAAACAGAAACTAAAGAAGTTGAGGAAGAAGAAATGGAATTAGCTGAAGAAGCTGATATTGAAGATTGGAAAGGTTTAGAAATCAGAATCAAAAATTTAGAAGATGCAGTAGCTGACCTTAAAAGAGATAAAGACGGAGGTGATGATGAGGTTGAAGAAATGGCTGAAGTAACTGAAGAGCCTTCTACTAATCCTAAATCTATTAAGACTACAGAAGTAGTTGAGTTCTCAGCAGAAGACGAATTAACAAAGTTGAAAGCTGAAAATGAGAAACTAAAGACTGAATTAGCAGAAGCACCTGCATCAGCTCCTTTAGATACAAATAAATTTAGTACTGACAAAAAGACTGTCTTATCTAAAAAAGATTTATCAAGAATGACACAACAAGAAAAATTTTTACATAACATAATAAATAAATAAACTATGGCTTTACCAACAGTAACACAACCAAATTTCAACGGAGTAGACGCAGGATTTTATATTTCTGCCGCTTTAAAACAAGCAAATTCATTAGAGTATATGACTTTAATGGAAAACATCAAGTACAAGATGAATATCCAACAAATGGCTTCTACAGGAGCTATTGGAGATGCTACTTGTGATTTCACAACAGCAGGAACTTTAGCTTTGACAGAAAGAGTTTTAGCTCCAAAAAATTTACAAGTAAATCTTGAGCTTTGCAAAGGAAATCTTTTAGATTCTTGGACGGCTTTAACATTAAGAGCAGGAGCAGGAGGAACTTCACCAACTTTTGATGAATACTTAATTTCTTACATTGCTTCTACAATCGCACAAGGAACAGAAGAGTCAATTTGGAATGGTTCAGGTGCAGCAGCTTCAGGACAATTTTTAGGATTAACTACTCCTGTTAATGGAACTTTATTAGCAGCACAAGATGGAGATGTTGTTCAAGTTGTAAATTCAGGTGGTGCAGGAGTTGCTTACACAGCAGCAACAATTTTAGATAACTTAGCTTTAGTTGCAGCAGCAATCCCAACAGCAGTATATGGAAAAGAAGATTTATTCATATATATGTCTCAAGGAAGTTTCAGAAACTATATTGCAGCAGTTAGTGCAATCACAAACTATGCTTTTGGTAATATGAACGACAACTACGTTCCAATGTATGAAGGAATTAAATTAGCTGTTTGTAACGGAATGTCTGATAACAATTTAGTAGCAGCTCAAAAATCAAATTTATATTTTGGGACTGATTTAATTTCAGATAGTACAAGTTTGACTTTGCTTGATATGTCATTTACAGGTTCAGATAATATGCGTTTGGTAGCACGTTATTCAGGTGGGGTAACTCAAGGAATGGGAGCTGATTG